AATATATTAAATACAACAACAACAAGTTAATTATAAATTTTTTAAAAGGTCAAAACAAATGCCGGCAATTATAACAAGTCAATTTAGATTAGATGTAGCGAAGAAAGTATTAAGAGATATTCGTGCTAATAATTATTACCTAACTCTAGGTCGGTCGAATCCATGGCCTTTAGATGCAAATCAGAAAGAACAGCCTGAACCTCCATATGATAATCACCAGTATACTCTTACAGATATATACCAGAATGCTCATACTATGGTTGATATATCTTCTCGTTCACCGACAAACGGAACGATGTTAATGGCTCCTTTAGTCCAATGGCAAGCTTCGGTTAGATATAGATCTTATGATCCTTACGATATAAATTTTGAAGCCCAGAGTCTTGGTAGTTATTATGTAGTAACAAATCTAAATCTTGTATATATTTGTCTTTCCGCTCCTTTCAACGGTCAGGCTTCAACCTCGAATCCAGAAACTATTGGTAGTAATTCCGGAGCTTTTAGACTATCTGATGGGTATGTATGGCAATTTCTATACCAAATTCACAATACAGATTTCGAGAAATACATGACAGCCGAGTTTTTCCCTGTCCCTTATGTAGGAGCACACTTCGCTAACGATGTTTATACGGATCCAGCTGGTGATAATGCGCTAGTCGCTGATAATAATGTTATTGGGCGAGAAGATGAAGAGATTTCAGGGTCTCCGGAAGACATCTATTATGGTCAATACCAGAACGAAGTGGCCGCGAAACCAAATGCTTTGTATAATATTAAGGTTAATTCCACCACCATTAATGTTACTCAAGATACCACTACTTCAGCTGATGTGCACACCTACTTTGAAATTAAAGATCTTGATAATCTTAATACAGAGTCTATTTCAATTAAATGGACTGATTTAGTAACAACATCATCAAACACGCCAGGCATGTTTATTGTACAAGATATTAAAATTCCTACTACAACTTCAACTATTGTAGACGGTGCAGAAAAACTAGATACATATCAGTTTAATAGGCCGGCTGTGTTTGATGCTTTTGGGAATGAACTAAAAGATATTTTAGTTCTTAAACCACCAAAGGGTGGTTTTGGGGCAGATCCTCGTAATGAACTTCGAGCTCATTACGTTGGTGTATACAGAACGCTTCAGGGTATTAACATAACGGATGATTTACCCGATCAAGGATCGTTTAGACAACTTTCGATTATAAAGGATATTAAACCATACCCATTAGGCACAGTTTTTGATGATACGTTCAGAGTCTCTTCACGGTTAACTTTTGATGTCAATAGTTCTGTAGCAGGTATTAAGGCAGGGGGTATAATAGAACAGATAGTGGCTAATGCTGATGGCAGTAGTACATATGCTTTAGGTTATATAGATGAAGTTGATTCAGCCCAGAAAACTATAAATTATCATCAAACTCAGGAACTAGGTCTTAGAAAATTCACTACTAGCGGTACTAGTATAAGCTACAAATATCACGCAGAAGTAGATTCAAGATATCCTAGCCTTTCGGCTGGTAGTACAGGTACCGATACTACCAACAATGCTTTAACTTTGACTTCAATTACACCGCCAGAAGTAGACCATTATTCAGGTGATGTAATATTTGTAGAAAATAGACAAAAGGTCGCTCGTACTGACGAGCAAACAGAAAGAATTAAAATAGTAATAGAACTTTAATATTGAAGGATTAACAGAATGTCAATTAATTTTAATGTACCACCATACTTCGATGATTTTAAAACTCCTACAGCTGATGGATTACCCCCGGCGGATAAATATCATAAGGTATTATTCAGACCTTCTTACGCAGTACAAGCACGAGAATTAACACAGCTGCAGTCGATATTACAAAATCAGATTACAAAATTGGGCCATCATCTATTTGTTGAAGGGTCATTAATAATTCCAGGTCATGTCTCATTCTCCTCTTCTATAGATTATGTAAAAGTTGATGCCGGTATAGACGTCGCGGTGTCAGACGCTGATAATATTATGCTAACTCTTTCAGAAAGAGGACTTGAAGGTAAATTCCTAGTATTAACTTCAGATTTAAATGGTAATGTATTAACCGATAATGCAATTACAGCTAAGATTATTAAAGTAGTATCCTCTACAATGAATGAAGATAATCCTGCTGTATTATATATTCAGTATATAACTTCATCAAATACGGACAATATTCTCGGTGAGAAAGTAAATATCTCAAAATTTAAATCTACTGATGCTTTAACAGTTCTAGATACTCTTCCTGATTTTTCTGAAATACTAGAACAAGATGATCAGTATACTGTAGAACCTGAAGGTCTTACTCTTACTATACCCTCTAGATTTCCTGTAACAGCAACGGGTAAAGGATCACTAGCATTTATAGAAGAAGGTGTCTATTTTATAAAAGGTAATTTTGTAAAAATACTAAAAGAATCAATAGTTGTAGATCCTTACTCATCTAAGGCATCAGCTGATATTGGTCTTAGAATTACAGAATCTGTTATATCTTCCGCAGAAGATTCAACACTAAATGACAACGCTTCCGGAACTCCTAATTTTGCCGCACCAGGTGCTCATAGGTATGAGATATCAACAAGACTTAAAGTACTAGATATCAATACTGATATTGAAGGTACAGATGATGATTTTATTTTACTTTGTAGAGTAGATGAAGGTATTGTTAAATGGAAAATACAAAGAACCGATTATGCAATTATAGAAGAAGAATTTGCACGAAGAACTTTTGATGAATCGGGTAATTACACAGTTCGGCCTTTTCATATTGATATAACAGAAGACAAGGATAACACAAATTTATTACAAGCTCATTTAGAACCATCTAAAGCATATGTTCAAGGTTATGAGATTGAGACATTATCTTCTATAAATGTCCCTATAGAAAAGGCAAGAGCTATCACTGATATTAGTACAGTTGAAGATGCATCTGTATCAATACAACATGGTAACTATATACATGTTAGACCTTTAAGTAATGTAGGTGTAATACCTCCTATTGATACGTTTGCAAAAGTTGAACTAATGGAAGGTGGTGCAGGCGGTAGTACTGGAAGAATGATTGGTTTCGCTCGTGTTAAAGGAATACAAAGAGCTGAAATAAGACAAACATCGCTCGGTATATATCAAGATATTTTTAAACTCTATCTTTTTGATATAGATATGAACCGCGGCTACAGTTTTAAAAATGTGAATAGTTTTAAATATTCACATAATAATAGAAATTTTGGAATGCAGATAGTAGAAACTTCAGCAAGACTTATAGAAACTAATACAAATTCATTAGTCTATGAATTACCTTATAAACGTGTAAAATCATGTACTATATCTTCGTTTGACCATCCAACAGTAGGTTCTGATTTTAACTATCGTTATAAAGTCTCGAAAAAAATAGATGTTACGGCAATAGTAAGTGGTAGTGAAACAACAATAACCGGGTCTCTTCCTAATTCTGAATGGCAAAAATTTGCACCTTATAATTCCAACGACTGGATCTTAGAACTATATACTCCAGCGGGCAGTATAACTACTATACCTATTTCATCTGTTGATGTGACGATTAATGAAGGTACCGTTACAATCACACTAGAAAGCATGCTTATGGGAAATTATTCCCTTATTGCTCCTGTTATAAAGACTGCTATTCATAAATCAAAAACAAAGGAACAAGAGGTTGTCGGTGCTGAGGCTGTTGATAATTTAAAAGAGATTCCATTAGATAAAATTGATGTATATCAGATTAGTAAAGTCTACGAGTATACAGGGTCAAAGGCCTTGGATAATGCTGTCAGTCAGGTCGCCATAGACTCCATTGGTGAAGACATAAATGACTTTAATGATATAACCCATCTTTATAAATTAAATACTGGTCAAACTGATAATTATTATGGCACATCATCAGCTGAATTAATAAATCCGAAAGAATATCTTCCAATAAATCCGGTTATTGTAGAATTTTTATATTTTAAGCATGGTGCCGGAGATTTCTTTACTGTTGACTCATATCCAGTTAATGATGAAAACGCTACAGGTATAGCAGCCCCTTTTACTTATTCAGATATACCTTCATTTAATTCATCGAATCAAGGTAAAACAATAGAATTAAGATCTGCAGTTGATTTTAGACAAGATAAATCAGAAGATGGTTTAATAAATTCTGGTGATTGTCCTCATCCTAATTCATTATTTGAAACAGATTTAGAATACTATCTACCAAGAAAAGATATTATAGTAATAAATTCGAAGGGTGATTTTAAATGTATTAAAGGTGTTTCTTCCTTAACACCTACATTACCTGAGACTCCATCTAATTCGATGGTACTTTATAATCTTCATATACCTGCGTATACATTTACTCCCTCTGAAGTTCAATATGAAATGATTGACAATAAACGTTATACAATGCGTGATATTGGTAAAATACAAAAAAGAGTAGATAATTTAGAATATTATACTTCCTTATCTCTTTTAGAATCTGAAGCTTCTAATAAGATAGTATTAGATTCTGATGGTTTTTTAAGATCTAAAGCAGGATTTGTTGTTGATTCATTTAACAATCATTCAATAGGTAATACTCAATCACCTGAATATAGATGTGCAATTGACCGTAAAAGACGTACAATAAGACCTATCTTTCATGAGAATTCTATAGGGTTACAGTACGTCCCATCAACTTCTGAAATCAACCCTACTGTATCAAGTCATGTTCAGAAAACAGGGGATCTTATTACACTTC